ATTAAAGGCTGGGCAGACCAGTACCGCCCTCGCTCTATTGGCTACGATAGGTACGCCACTCAGTCCATCGCTGACCGACTTGCAAACGCAGGGCAGGTTGTCCAAGACATCTCAGGAGCCCAGTTTTATCAAGCTTGTACGGATCTAAAGGATGCGTTAGATAACAAGCGAATGGTGCACTCTGGGCAAGAAGGTTGGATTCAGCAAATGAACAACTGCGCTGCTAAAACCAATGACTCGGCTTGGCGCATTATTAAACGCAAATCTGCTGGAGATATATCAGGAGCTATTGCAACCGCTATGGTAGTTTCGACACTCTTAAAACCTCAGCAAACTGCTATGATTTACTCGGAGTAGGGTATAATTATGCCCTATGGGTATTCTATCGCGTAAGCCTCAAATCATTGAAGCGCAGGCTAATCCACAAATTATGGGTGATGCTTTTTACGCATCCAATTATTATTACTCTCCTTCCGTTAGCCGTCATGCAGCTATGGGCGTTCCTGCGGTCAAAAGATGCCGCGATCTACTTTGCACAGTTGGTTCAATCCCGTTGGAGTATAAGAAAAGATCAACAGGAGAAGAAATACCTGCTCCACGTTGGGTTCACCAACTTTCAAAGCACCAGCCACAATTCGTAACTATAAGCTACTTGGTCGATAGCCTTCTATTCTTTGGCGAAGCTTTTCTAGAAATTACGGAAACTTATCAAGAAGATAATCGAGGCGCGACCTTTGAATGGGTTGCTAATACTCGCGTATCTAAAGAAGTTGATCCATATGGTATTTATGTGACTGAATATCTTGTAGATGGAAAGCCACGCCCTATGTCTGGTTTAGGCTCTCTCGTTACATTCCAGTCATTTAACGAAGGCGTACTTACTACAGGCGCTCGCACAATTCAGGCAGCTATAGATATACAAAAGGCTGCATCTACCGCAGCTCAAACCCCTATGGCAACTACTGTGCTAAAAAATACAGGCGCAGACCTTCCTGCATCTGAGGTTCAGGGCTTGCTTGCTTCTTGGAAGAACGCTCGTCAAAATCGAAGTACGGCATATTTGACTTCAACTCTCGAAGCGCAAAATATCGGCTTCTCTCCTAAAGACATGATGTATAACGAGGCTATTCAAAACCTTGCCACAGAAATTTCACGCCTTTGCGGAGTACCTGCTTACTATCTCTCAGCGGATCAGAATACAACTATGACTTATGCAAATGTTCAAGATGAACGTAAGCAATTGGTAGCCTTAGCGTTCCAGCCGTACATATCTGCAATCGAGCAGCGCCTTAGCATGGACGATATTTCTACGGCTGGACACTACGTAAAGTTTGACTTGGATTCCACCTTCCTACGCACAGAACCTATGGATCGCCTTCTCGTCATTGAGAAGATGCTATCCCTTGGCTTAATCACAATTGAACAAGCGATGGAGATGGAAGATTTAACCCCTAATGGAAGCGATGACTAATATGGAAACCCTGTATATCGAAGCAGCATCTATTGAATGCTCAGAAGAACGCCGCGAAATCTCAGGCAAGATTGTGCCTATGGGTACAGGCGAAGTCGGCAATACCAACCTAGGCGCTTATGTGTTTGAAGCTGGGTCTATTGATATTGGTGATGTTTCAAAAATTAAATTACTTAGCCAGCACGACATGAAGAAGCCAGTAGGTCGCATGACCGCCGCTGAGGTTCGTGAAGATGGCATCTATGCAACTTTTAAGCTTTCACGATCTACAGGCGGAAACGATGCACTCGTTATGGCATCGGAGGGGCTCGTTTCAGGATTAAGCATCGGAGCTGAAATCATTAAGTCAAAGCCATCACGCGAAGGATACACAGTCGTTACTGCGGCTAAGTTAAAAGAAGTTTCTTTAGTTACAGAGCCCGCTTTTAAGTCGGCTCAGGTACTAGAGATTGCAGCAGAGGAAGTCATCCCTGCTGAAGAAAACCTACCAACAGAAAGCGAGGCAGTAGCCGTGGAAAACACACCTACAGTCGAAGCAACACCAGTAGAGGCTGCGGCAGTCGAAGCTTCTGCTCCAGTAGTAAAAGCGATGCACTATGCAACACCACGCATCAACCGTTCAAACGAAGCATTCTTAGAAAACACCATTCGTGCATCATTTGGTGACGAGAACGCTCGTCAATATCTAGCTGCTGCATCTGATACAAACACAACAGACGTTGCAGGACTTGTCCCAACACGTCAGCTCACCGAGATCATCAATGGCAAGACAACTGCAACACGCGCAACTATTGATGCAATCACAACAGGAACACTCCCAGATGCGGGTATGAAGTTCCAGATTCCTCGCGTTAAGACTGCACCAACTGTTGAGGTTGAGGCAGAAGGCGCAGCATTCTCAGATACTCAGGTTGAAATTGAGTACCTAGATGTTGACGTTAAGAAGTTTGCAGGAATGCAACTATTTGACGTAGAAGTTCTTGATCGCACATCTCCTGCATTCTTCGCGGAATTGCAGACACTTATGGCTGATGCTTACGCTAAGGCAACTAACGCTTATGCATTCGACACAATCGCAGCAGTAGCAACAGTAGATGCAACAACTGTAACCCTTCCTTGGGATGGCGATGAGTTCTCAGCATTTATCTCACGCGCAGCAGCTTCTATCTACACAAACACCTTCAAGTTTGCAACAGGTGTTATCGTTTCTCCAACACAATGGAGCAACATCATCGCGCTTAACGACACAGCAAAGCGCCCTATCTTCTCAGCAGCTAACCCACAAAACGCTATGGGTGCAGTTGGAGCAGCTTCACTTCGCGGAACACTTCTCGGACTTGATATGTATGTGGATTACACACAGTCAGGTCAAGGCGATGCAACCATTATGGTTGTGAACCGCGATTCCTTCACATGGTACGAGAGCCCACGCTTGCAGCTTCGCGCTGATAAGGTTGGCACAGGTAAGGTCGAAGTAGGTTACTACGGCTACGGCGCACTTGCACAGAAAATCAACGCTGGCGGTTTCCGTTTTAACAACGCCGCTTAATCAGTAAGACCCATTAGAACGCCAGCGGGGGTCGTGCCCTTCGACTCCCGCTGGTCTTAATGAAAGGATAGAGGATGTCTATAACCACAGTAGCCGAGCTTCGTACTGCGCTTGGCGTTGGCACTCTCTATACCGATGCAGTTATTCAATCCGTCTGCGATGCCGCCGATAATGTTCTTCTTCCTATGCTTTGGAAGAACCAGCAGTATATCGTTGCTCATGGCAACGTAGGGACTGTAGGAACACTTTACTTCAATGATCCTATTATGGATTATTTTTATGTAGGTCAAACAGTTGCTATCTCTGGTGCTGGTGCAAAATATAACGGTAATAAGACGGTTACTGGCGTTAGCGAGTATTCATTTACAATTACTACAAATCACACCAGCGACAACCCAAAGCATTCAGTTGAGCCTTATGGCATAGCTGCCGCTGAAACTTATACTGACTACACAACTATTCCAGCTATTCAAGAAGCATCGCTTATGATCTGCGTATCTATCTGGACTAGCCGCCAAACTAACTCAGGTAGTGGCATGAACCCAGACGGCTCAATTGGCAATATGTATGCCATGAGTTCTCAGCTTCTTTCTCGCGTGAGAGGCTTACTCAGCCCATATCTCGACCCGAGAAGCATGGTTGGTTGAAAATGGCAGCTATCTCAACCCTACGAGCTTCTATAGCGGCATCGCTAGTAGACAACACAAAGTATCAAGTATTCAGCTACCCACCAGCTACGCCTATTGCAAATAGCGTTATCGTGACTCCTGCTGATCCATATATTGAGCCATCAAATAATCAGCGCGACACTATCTCGCCTATGGCTAACTTTAAGATTACTATTCTGGTTCCCTTGCTAGATAATGAAGGAAACCTCAACGGTATTGAAACTATGGTTGTGGCAGTATTTAAGAAGCTTGCCGCATCGACAATTCAATATCGAGTGGGCTCAGTCAGCGCACCTAGCGTATTGACCATAGCCTCAGGCGATTTACTTACCTGCGACCTTGCAGTAAGTACCCTCACGGAATGGAGCTAATCGATGGACGATTGGACAAAGGAGCAAGCCGACTTTCTAATCAAGATTGGTCAGCTTCCACCAGCAACACCAGCACCAAAACCAACAACTAAGAAAGACGAGGAATAACCTAAATGGCAGTATTCATGAGCAACAACGTAGGCGTAAAGGTTAACTCTGTTGATCTAAGTGACCACGTTACATCAGTAACACTCAACCGTTCATTCGACGAGCTTGAGGTTACAGCTATGGGTGATTCAGGACATAAATTCATTAAGGGTCTTGAAGCTTCATCTATCACAATTGACTTCTTAAACGATACTGCAACCGCAAACGTACTAGCTACGCTTCAGGCTGCATGGGGTACAAACGTGCCTATCGTTCTTCTCCAGTCAAAGGGAACTGCAGTATCAGCGACTAACCCTCTCTATACCGCTACTTGCCTTATTAACAACACAACCGACATCAACGGCGCAACAGGTGACCTATCCGTTCAGAGCCTTACCTTTAACG